GATAAAATTATCAGAGATAAAATGATTGAGACCCTTGGAACTTCCATTCTCAATCAGTTAAACCTTAACGGCCTAATTGAGGCGGCAAAAAGCTACTCGATTCAATTAGCTAACACTGAGTTGGACAAGATGTCCGACGAAGACAAAGAGAAGTTAGTTGAACATATCGAAAAAGCTGACGCAGAAGCCGCAGAAAACGAATCAGGTGAAGCTGAAGTCGCAGAGACTGAAGTTGTTGCTTAATATATTTTTTTGCTTAATTGCGCATGGAAATAGGTCACTGCATTTTGTAGTGGCTTATTTTTGTTTATAGATGACTTGCGAATGTAAAGTATGTAATAAATCTTTCAAGAATGAAAGAGGCTTGCACTTGCACATCCCCAAGACGCATAAAATTCCTCTTGCTGAATATTATGTTAATATTTATCAGCGTCGGGATAAATTAACTAATGAATTATTAGAATTTAAAAATAAAGATGATTATTTTAATATTGATTTTGTGTCGCAGGGAAACCTTCGTAAATGGGCTTTAGGTGCCGACAAGGAGGAAGTTAAGGAATATATATTAAAACGCCTTCAGCAGCGCGTTACGGGCAAGGAATTGGCATATGCTCCGTGCCACCTGGAACTTCTTCTTCATGACTTGCCATCAATGGATATGTATAAGTATTTTTTTGGTTCTTATTCGCAAGCATGCAATGATATAAAAATTAAACCATTATTGGATAAAAATATAATGAAAGGTTTTTTTGAAAGAAATATAGAATTAGATGATATTAACATACTGATAGACACTCGTGAGCAGCAACCATTAAAGTTTAACAACTCCATGTCTATGAAATTGGATTTTGGCGATTACGCTGTTGGCGCGCCGCATTACGACTATACTTATGTTGACAGGAAAAGCGAATCAGACTTCAAGGGCACAATGACTACAGGGTTTAAGAGATTCACTAGAGAGCTTGAAAGGGCGCAAGAATTTGATGCATATATTTTTATAGTAGTCGAAAGTTCGATAGAAGCGATTATAAAAAACAATATGTACGGACCTAGGCAATCAAACCTTCCATACATCTGGCACAACATGAGATTACTCATGCATAAATTCGCTAAAAAATGTCAATTTATTTTTACTGGAGGAAGGAAGCAATCAGAAGAAATGATACCCAAGCTTTTGGTATATGGTAAAAAATTATGGGGAACGGACTTACAATACTTTATAGATAAACAATGACTTGGCAAGAAGGCAAACTAGCAAACAACGACAAGGAGATTAACGTCAACGATGAAATGTTGAAGATTAAAGGGTATCTGGACGAACCAGACGCAAAGATTTTGCTTCATAATTTCCTTAGGGATAATGTAACTTTTACAACCAACTTAATAGCTGGAGTGGATCTTTTTCCTTTTCAACATTTAGCCATCAAATCGATGCTGGAAACAGATTACTTTCTTGGTATATGGAGTCGAGGAATGTCTAAGTCTTTTAGTACTGCTATATATGCTTTCCTGGATGCGATATTTAATCAGGGAGTGCAGATAGGTATTATGGCCGCCACGTTCAGGCAGTCGAAGATGATATTTGAAAAGATTGAGGATATAGCAAGAAAACCAGAAGCTGCATTTTTAGCGCAATGCATAACAAAGAAATCAAAGAAAAACGACCAGTGGACCCTAGAGATTGGAGAATCTAAAATTATTGCTTTACCTTTGGGCGATGGTTCGAAGTTGCGTGGTTTTAGGTTTCATAGAATTATTATTGATGAGTTTCTTTTGATGCCAGAGCATATTTACAATGAGGTTATTTTGCCGTTCCTTAGTGTTGTTCAAAACCCTACCGAAAGAGAGAAGGTCAGGAAGCTAGAAGATCAAATGATAGCTAAGGGCAAAATGAAGGAAGAGGATAGATACCAATGGCCGAACAATAAATTGATAGCATTATCCTCTGCTAGTTATAAGTTTGAATATTTATACAAGGTGTACGAGACATTTGAGAATCTAATCCTAGACGGAACACATCCAGGCTCCATAGATACTTCAAAAAGAGTTATAATGCATTTTAGTTATGATGTGGCTCCTGAGGCTCTTTACGATCAAAACTTGATCAATCAATCAAAGCAAACAATGAGTCAATCTCAGTTTGACCGAGAGTTTAATGCTATATTTACAGACGACAGCTCAGGGTTCTTTAAGACGTCCACAATGGCTGCATGTACTGTACCTGATGGAGAGACTCCCTGCATGGAGCTTGCTGGAGATAGAGATTGTAAATATTTGTTAGCATTTGACCCAAGTTGGGCAGAGAGTGAAAGCTCTGACGATTTCGCTATGCAATTATTTAAATTAAATGATAATACAAAATCTGGTACTTTAATTCATAGTTATGCTGTTCCTGGTTTAAAGATGCAGGATCATATTAATTACTTTCATTACTTATTGACTCATTTTAATATTGTTGCTATTGTTGGAGACTATGGTGGAGGTGTACAATTTTTGCAGGGAGCTAATGCTAGTGAGCAATTTAATAAAAGCAATATAAATATACAGGAAATCTCTGCTGACCTTGATAATACGGAGCATTACCAGGAAGGGCTCAGGGAGCTGAAAATGCAATACAATTTAAAAGATAGAAAAATATGTATACTAAGGAAAGCCAATTCTGACTGGATTCGAAAGTCTAATGAACTTTTGCAGGCTAACTTAGACCACAAAAGAATATGGTTTGGTTCTAGGCCATTGGATGATAATTATCATATGCAATTAAAGAAAAAAGTACCTATAGACGATTTAACATTTGTACCCAATCAGAAAGAGTTTTTGAAAAGTAGCGGCGGAGCAAAGCTAATAGATTTCTTGGATCATCAATGGGACATGGTTAACTATACTAAAAATCAATGTGCATTGATACAGGTAACTTCTACGCCCCAAGGAACTCAAACTTTTGGATTGCCGTCAAACCTAAGAAGGCAAAGCGGGCCAAGTAAAACAAGGAAGGATTCTTATTCAGCTTTGGTTCTTGGGAATTGGATGATCAAGACGTATTACGACATGATAAATGCCAAGAAGGCGCATGTTGATTCAACGTTTATTCCGATCATGGTTTAAAGTAAAGTCAAAGTTAACTTTGCAACTTTGGATGGACTTTCAAAGGATTTGGTGTACTATATAATATGCCAAGAAAATATAATAAGAAATCAGAATACTGGAGTAAATTCAACGCAACTGCGGGTCAGGCAGAAAAAGAAGATTTAAATTCTTTATTAAGTAAAGCCGAAAGTACTCAAGAAGTAAAACCAGCTACAGCGGGAGAGTCTTATTATGCCGAGGCAAATTACTCTAGAAACGTAGGCCAAATAGAAGGAGAAGAAGGAACTCGTTACAGATCAAACAGGGCAACAAAACCACCCAAGGCAAACAAGTATGCGAATATCGACAGTCTGGGGTTGCCGTACTCGTACAAGGATTCTTATGTAAGCCCAAGGATTTCTATTGAACTTTGTCAAAAAGCTTATGCGAATGTACCAATCTTCAGGAATGCTATAGACGTAATGGCCGAGTTCTCAAATTCAGACATTTATTTAGACGGAGGCTCAGAGAAAGCCAAGATATTCATAGACAAATGGATGCAGAAGATAAACATATGGAAATTAAAGGATCAATACTTCAGGGAGTATTATAGGTCAGGAAATGTTTTCATGTACAAGCTGGACGGCAAGTTCACTACAGAAGATTTAATTAAACTGAATCAGGTTTATGGGGCAGAAAGTAAAAACATCGGATCCAAGAAAATACCTGTTGGCTATATATTTTTAAACCCATATGACTTTGTGGCTGACAGAGCCTTAACTTTCAGCGCAAAGAATGGCATCTATAAAAAAATACTAAGTGAGTACGACATAGAGAAGTTGAAGTTTCCTCAGTCCGACTACGACCAGGAAATGTTTAATGCATTACCTAAAGACGCTAAAGATAAGATAAAGCAGAACCAGTGGATGTCAGACGGAATCATGGTTGATTTAGATCCTAATAAATTAATTTTTTCTTTTTATAAAAAACAAGATTATGAGCCTTTTGCTATTCCTTTTGGTTTCTCTGTACTTGATGATATAAATTGGAAAATGGAGTTAAAGAAAATAGATCAAGCCATAACTCGTACCATTGAAAATGTAATCTTATTGGTGACAATGGGGAATACTCCAGACAAAGGAGGAGTTAATCCAAATAATTTAAAAGCAATGCAATCCCTCTTTCAAAATGAAAGCATTGGGCGTGCGTTGATTGCAGACTATACAACCAAGGCGGAATTTGTTATACCTGATCTAAATAAGGTTCTAGGCCCGACCAAGTACCAAATAGTAAACGAAGACATCAAGGAAGGTCTGCAGAACATTATTGTGGGCAAAGAGAATTACTCAAGTACTCAAGTAAAAGCTCAGATATTTCTAGAGAGATTAAAAGAAGCTAGAAGTGCATTTCTTAATGACTTTATGCAGCCCCAGATAAAGAAAGTTTGTCAAGCAATGGGTTTTAAGAATTTTCCAACGGCGAAATTCGTAGAGATAGATATCAAGGATGAAGTGCAACTACAAAGAGTAACGTCCAGGTTAATCGAGATGGGAATCATAACTCCAGAACAAGGAATGACCGCCCTAAAGAAGGGCATTTACCCAGATCCTCAAGATCTTCGCCCAGCGCAAGAAAGATTTGTCGAAGATAGAGAGAAAGGGTTTTACACTCCGCTATCTGCATCTCAGCCTATTCTAAACGAAGAGGATCAAGAAATGAAGGAAGAGCAGCATGAGATGAGTATGGAGCAGCAAAAGGTATCTCAGGAACAAATGAAAAAGGGACCGCCTCCTCCTCAGCCAGGACAGCCTCAACCAGGAAAGCCTGCTGTAAAAAAAGACAATGGCAGACCAGCAGGAACAACAACCAAGCCTAGTGGAGTATTCGCCTCGGACGAAGTTCACAGTAGAAAGAATATCCAGGAAGTGGTTTACAACATTGAAGCTTTACGCAAGCAAGCTGAATCGGCGCTAAAGAACCACTACGGAAAGAAAAGATTATCTAAAGAACACAAAGGCATTATAGATACATTAACAGAAAGCATAGTTATGTCAACAGAACATGACCAATGGGAAAAAGCATTAAGCTCTTGTATTGAAGATTTTAATAATATTGAAAAATTAAATATTTTATCTGATGTTTTAGATATTTCTGAACAGCATGAAATTGTATCTTATCCTGCTTCTATACTTTATCATAGTAAAAAAATAAATATTGATAATAAATAATCTTGTGTATTAATATATTAATATGAGTTTACCTTTTAAGTATATATGTAAGTTTTCTGAAAGTGTTGTAGCTTCTAGCCCGAAAAGCGAACAGATTGAGTCTTTAGCGTCTGTTGAATCTTTAAGGGACTTGATACCAGAAGATATTGATTTTGGAAAGAATATTGATTTAGTTGGAGTAGCATTTAACGGCGCTGTAGCAAATATGTTCAATAAGAATGGAGATGGAATCGATACCGAGACCGCAATAGCTATAAAAGACTACTTCATTCACAAGCCCACCAATATAGAGCATCAAAGGAAGAAAGTGGTTGGACATATCGTAGGAGCTTCATTCTCTAAATACGGAACAAACGAATTGATGAGCGAAGAAGAAGCGGCTGCAAGTGATGAGCCTTTTAATATTGCATTATCTTCTGTTGTATATAAAACGGTTAATCCCGAATTTGCAGAACTCGTTCAAAAATCAGTAGATGAAGAGGATGAGCTTTATCAAAAAGTATCAGCGAGCTGGGAAATTGGATTCAATGATTATGTAATTGCCGTTGGAAGTGACAATTTAAAAGATGCGAAGATCATCGAAGACGAAGAAGGTAAAGAAGAAAATAAACAATTTCTTAAGGCATACGGAGGAAACGGAAGAAACGACGACGGAGAAGAAGTTCATCGCTTGATCGTTGGAGATGTTTATCCTCTTGGGATCGGCTTCACAGCTAATCCAGCAGCCGCTGTAAAGGGTTTAACTGTAGACGAAAAAAGCATCCGAGAGTTTAAATTAAAAGATAGCGGAGAAAGCTCCAGCTATGAAAAAATCGAAATAAAAAAAATAAAAAGTTCCCATTTACATAAACACGATGTAAATTTAAGCAAGAACTTAAAACCTAATATCATTATGGAACAAGAAATTTTAAACCAAGTAAAAGAAACCTTAGAAGCTCAAGCTTCGTCTAAGAAACTTTCTGAAGAGGCTATTGCCAACATCACTAAAGTTTTTCATGACGCTATCATTCAAAAGAATGACCAGTGGCAAGCAGACAAAGAAGAAATGGGAAAAGCAAACGAAGAACTCGTTCAAGCTTCCGAAGAGTCTAAGAAGACCATTGAATCTTTAAAAGAAGAAATCGCAGCAATGAATCAGCAAGTTGAGCTTCTCAAAACTGAAGCTGCTGCAAAAGAAGCTTCCGAGAAGTTTAACGACAGAATGAGCGCACTTGATGATCTTTTCGAATTAGAAGACGAAGATCGAGTCGTTCTTGCTTCTGATCTTAAATCACTTGATTCTACAGAAGAAGCTTATGCTGAGTATAAGGAAAAACTTTCTGTAATGTGGAAACACAAAACAAAATCTTTTAAGGAAGAACAACAAAAAGCTATTGCAGCTAAAGTTGAAGAGCAAGTTCAAAAGAGAATTTCTGAACTTTCTTCCGCAAGCGAATCTACAGAAGAAGTAGCAGAAGAATCAACCGAAGAGGTTGTTGAAGAAGCTATCGAAAATGCAGAAATCGAAGAAGAGGTGGTTGCCAACAATAATGGCGATGCAACTCAAGACCAACTAACTTTAAGGGAAAAATTTAAACAAGCTTTCTCGAAGGACAACGTAAACATTCAATACTAAAATAGAGGAAAAATAAAATGGCTAATAGACTACTTCCATTCAGACAATACAACGAACATTTTGTAATTAATTTGTTCGCACTTAAAACGAGTGAGCTTGATCTTACTGACGTAACCAAAAATACTCACACCAACTCAGACAAGCATGACGCTGGAGTAATTGTGAAGATTACTACTGCTGGATCCGATATTGGAGCAGGATACAGTGGAACTGGTTTAAATGCCGGAAAAGGTGACTCAGACCTTAATGGGTACCTTGGTCAAACTGATTACCCTCATGTTGGCAGCAATGTTTATGGTGAAGCTTTTGCTAAAATTGAACGACATGGCGCAGGTCCAGCCCGCCCGCTTGGGATAACTTTGAATCAAACTCTTACATATGACGAGAACGGAGAAAAAATGCTTTATTACAAGCAAAAACTTCTTGAGCTTCAAGGCGTTCTTCCTGGCGAAGTGGTTCCAGTATTAACAAAGGGTATTGTCACTATAGGCGAAAATGCTTTTGACACTGCAAAAACTTACGCCGCGGGCGATCTTCTTTATGTAGGAGGAGGAGTAGGAACTACTGATCAAGAAGGAAAGTTCACAAATGAAGAATCAGAAGCTGCCGTGTATAATAGTCCTATTGGATACGTTGTTGCTGTTGGCAATCGCGACCTTGCTACTGGCGAACTATCTTCAAATGATTATTTTGCTGGAAATGGATCAAGTGCCACTGGAACAGGCAAATATCTTATTATTAATATCGACCTTTAATCTTTAACTAGAGAGTATCAAAAAAAATGAAAATTACACTTAAGAGAACAGAAGAACAAGTCGAGCTCGTAAAGGCTATGGCTTCACGAAATCGCGAAGTTGCTTACGAAGCACAAATGGCGTTGGCAGAATTCATCGGACCAGTTTTGGCCGAGGTTGTAAACCAAGCTCCTACGCTTAGTAACTTATTCACAAACTTCCAGTTTAACGATATGGACAGTCCTAGTATTCCTTTGGATCTTTACTATGATGTTACTGCTCCAGATTACGTAAAGGTTTACAGCACATCAGTTCCTGGTGGTCTTCCAACCAATACTGTAACACCAACCGCTTCAGAAATGAAGTTCACGACTTATCGTCTTGATAGCGCTGTTGATTTCGACAAACGCTACGCTGCTAAGTCTCGTTTAGACGTTGTTGGTAAATCATTTACTCGTATTGCTCAAGAAATTCTTCTTCGTCAAGAATCTACTTCTGCAAACTTGATCTTGGGAGCATTGTATGCTGCTAGCACAAATGGTGTAGCTCACACTCAAGCAGCTAACGGAAATACATTGATCCTTGATGATTTCAATAAGCTTTTAACTAAAGCAAAACGAATCAACACTGCATGGACAGGCGGAACTCCAGAAGGCCGAATCAAAGGAATCACTGATATGATCATGAGTCCTGAGGCTGTTGAAGGTCTTCGTTCGATGGCTTACAATCCTGTTAATACGCGTGGTTTACAGACAACATCTACTGTTAACATTCCTGCTGGTACAGATGCCAACGGTGGAACTACAACAGTCTCCAATCCTGGAGCCGGAGTTATTGCAGCTACTGATGAAATGCGCAACGCAATTTATCAAAACGCTGGTATTCCTGAGTTCTACGGTATTTCCATCATGGAAATCAACGAGCTTGGCAAAGATCAGAAGTTTACAAAAGTATGGACAGGTCTTGGTGGAGTTGGAACAGATTTAGTTATCGGTCTTGATCGCTCACGTGAATCTTTATTCCGTGCGGTTGCTCTTGATTCTGAAACAGGATCTGAGTTTACTCTCTTGGCAGATGATCAGTACAGTATTCGTCAGCAAAAAATTGGATACTACGGTTCTCTTGAAGAAGGTCGTATGATCCTTGATGACAGAGTTCTTACTGGAATCACTCTATAATAGAGTCTCAAAGGAAACTTTCAAAAAGTCCACCTTTATGGTGGATTTTTTGTTTGTGGATATTAACATATATTTATATAATAAATAAAGGAAAAAGGAAAAATCATGGCTAAAAAAACAAACACAAGAAAAAAGGCAACAAAAGCACCGATGGAATTTAGTGACGGAGTTGATCATTTAAAAGAGGAATCAAAAGAAGCAAGAGACCTCGAACAATTAATGGGCTTCAAAGAGAAGAATCCATTTGGTTACGATACATCAGAAGCATTCGACTCAGCAATAGAGACTATGCCGATTACTAGTTTGCAAGAACTAGCAGTTAAATCTGGAGTATTTCCATCGGGAACAAAAGCAATGCTAAAAACAAAGCTTAAGAAAGCATATTCTCAGTACACTACTGGAGGTGCAAACAAGGTGGTTCAAGTAACCAAACCAATCGTTGATCCGGAGTCAGAGCAAGGTAAAAAATTACTTAAGATACTTGGAGAACAATTCTAATGTCTTTCAATCAGATAGGTCAAATAGCTAGCGGCGTACTTCAGTACGATTTTGATTTCATTACCGGCACTACAGAGAAAGCTGCTGAGCTGTTGACTATATCTGGTAGCCTGAGCGGGCATGTAGGACAATTAAATGTTTTAATCAACCAATCATTTGGATACACTGGCTCAGGAGGAGATGTAAACCCGCCACTTCAAGAAGAAGAAAAAGAAATACTCGTTCAGCTTTATATCAAGGACTATTACTTTAAGGAGGCAAGAAGAGTGCTTAGAAGCCTTTATGACGCAAGTTCGGCCTCAGCCTTTAATGAAAGCGAATGGACTGAACTACGCGAAGGAGATACCACAATAAAAAGAGGAGTCTTTTCAGCCAAGGATAGAGTCAGTGCGTCAAGAAATTATAAAGAATTAGCAGAAGAAGCAGACAAGAAAATTACAGAGCTTGTGGGTGCGTATAATATGTATGGCGCTCAACCCAGACAGGTTGCTGGAAATGATGGATGGACTGTTACTGGTTCGGGGTGTTATTTTTAGTTTTTAACAAGAAGGATGTCCGCAAAAATCTCCGTGAATTAGCATGCGTTTTGGGATTGTGTGAATATGGTCGCCGATGTAGATGAAAGGGGTACCACCTGAAACCATTGCTGCGATATAGAGTTTTCCGTAGAGCCTACTCTATAATCAAAGTTGACGTATAAGGCATGTTGCGCAGAGTTCTTTGGTCCATCGCGACCCCTAAAATGTCAGGTTGAATTTTAAATAACGAATCTATAGTTTGGCGAGCGGCGTCCCGAAAGAAGAGTTCGCCAACTACTGATTGACTCCATTCAACCCCCGCATTAATGTAAAGGCTATTTACATTTGCTGCGTGAGTTGATTTACTTGTGTCGTCGTATTGTTGGCTGTTTGTTCCTTTATTGAATATTGTCGCGAACGCACGAACTTGTGTGCCAGTGTTGGCGGGATATTGCAATATATTGTACCAGTCATAAACTTTTCCTGAGGTTATTCCCATGTCTGCTAGATGAGTTCCAGGCGACGCATCAGGCAATGTTTCGCCTGGCGAAAGATCAACTATTAAAGCTGGACCAGTGATTTCGAAAAATATTAAATCTTCTCTGG